CTAACTTACCACCCATCGTAAGTGCACCTACAACAATGTCTATAGGTTCATCACAGACTACGTTTGCAGGTGGAGGCGTGAGTGCTACTGACCCACGCCGTCCTAACCTTTCAGTTGGTACTTCTTATTAATCGTCGTTTGCTAACTTAGCAAAGTAAGACATTGTGTCATCGGTATCATCTAACTTAACTTCCTCGGCAGTTACCGGTTCAGCTACTCGATACTCGGGTGCTGGTTCAGGAATATTCATTTGAGATTCCTGTGCCATAGTTGGTGCACCCATAGACATTTCCTCACCTAGAACTCGAGCCAACTTAGTCTTTAGTTCATCGTAAGTCTTGTAATTCTTAGGATCAGTAAACTCTGTAAGTGAGTGCATTTGATTATATACTGATTCTAACTTAGCTTCATCGCCACTATGTAAAGGTGATTGAGAAGCAAACTCTGATTTATCGTAGTTACGATAACCTTCAACCTGGCGAATCTTTAGTTTAAAGTCCGCACCTTCCCAGAAGTCAAACGGGTTGACAGGCTTTTCGTCTGCAAAGGTTGGTTGCATAACATCCATAATCTTGTCAAAGATCTTCTTACCGAACTTATAAAGTACAACACGACCTACGTTATCTGGTGCAGAGGGATCTTCTACAACCAAGGCGTTAACTACGTAGTGCAGTCTACGCTTTTGTTTGCGTGCTGTTTCTTTATCTTCTTCATGGCCGGAATTCCAGAGCCGTGAGTTGAGTTCGCCAACAGGATCAGGTTGACCAATAGATGTAAGGCTGTTTTCGATATACCATAAACCGGTTGGTCCTTTAAATCCGTGGTCCCAATATCTGACCCACGGTAGTTCTGAACCTTCGGCTGCTGGTAAGAACCGTAGTACTGCATATCCGTTCCCCGCTTTGTCAACTGTAGGTTTCCAAATACGTTCATCGTCATAGTTTTTCTTTTCTCCGCCGCCGGCTCCGGCTGCTTCTGCTGCTTTGACGAGTTGGGAAATATCTGTACCGCGATTGCGTTTAAGTGCTTCAAATGACATTTGTATGTTCCTTGTATTGCTGAAATATGTTTTTTATTATAACACAGTATGACTGTAATGTACAACTATTTATATTCATCTTATTCGAAAAATGCTGAATCCAATGAATTAGTTTTTGGTAAGAAGTTAAGGCCCATAGCTTCGGCCTCGATCTTACCTTTGATAATAGGAGATATGAACTTATTGATGTCCTCCAGTTCAATATCATTCTTTTCACAAAGATGTATAATGGCATCCATATAACTTATCTTCAAGTCATACACTGTGTTTTCTACGAGCTTTGTGAATCTGTTTTTATTTAAGAACTGAAGTTCTATTGTCATCTATCCATAACCCTTAGTAATATTGTATCGCTATTGATTCGACCGTTAGGTACTCTTTCTTTAGTCTTAAGGTCGTTCCATGCTTTATCGATTTGTTTTGGACTTCGATCGAATATCTCTGGAAAGAACTCGCCAGGTTTTCGTAGGTTGCGACACCTGCTGTTAACCTTGTCAAAATTCTTGATTGATGTTCCTGAGATCTCGAAACCCTTAGTGTCTTGAGTTATATATTCACTTATTACACGAGTCTTTGTGTTAAAGGTGAATAGTCGAGTACCACCGACCACTTTGATCGGCGGTATCGACACTAGCTTATATTCAGTATCTTCTTTCTTATACTGAACTCGAGCTACTTGTTTATCCGCAGACTTTGGTTGTTTGACTCGCGTTGCACGAGTTGCTTTTGCTGCGGAACGGATACGATCGCAATCATTCAGCATAGACTGACATGCTTTGATCCTCCGATTAAGTTCTGGTCTTTTCAAATGGGCATATCCCTCCACTGCGTCATTGCAGCGTTTGTGGTATGCATCTTCATAATCAAGCAACCAGCCCTCAATTACTTCTCTAACTGGCTTTACTGCACTGCCAGATAGACCGTGTCTTTTAAACTCTTGGTATATATCCAACTCAGCTTTATCGCCGTCCATCCACGCATCTTCTAGGGACAGCAGGTCCTGCATGATAGTATTACTAATCTTCTTTTGCAGTCTTTGCTGAGGAGACAGTGTAACAATGTTAGCCGAGTCTTTTGCTTTTGCTTGCTTTTCAAAGTAAATTGTTTTACCTGACTCAACAAGATCCATGACATACTTGTATAGACCTTCAGCATACTTACTAGATTTTTCGTCTAGCTTAAGTCCGGTGCTAATCCAAAAAGCAGTAGCACAATAGTGTGTAAACATATAGAACTTGTAATCAGGATTTGCTAATGCAAACTTTTGATTTTTGTAATCAACATTCGCCTTGATATAAGTTTTAAACGTACTGACGAGATCTTTACGTTCTACGTCAATATGAAAGTAATACTTTACAGCGTCAAAACCTTTGTCAATTGGTGCAGCAGTAAGACCAGTGCGTGCTCTTGCTTTAACTTTGCGTTTACGTACAGCCATTATTCGTTACCTCTATTACGTTGAGCTTCTAAAAGTTCGAGTACTCTGTCAGCCTGGTTAAGTATAAATGCTTTTTGCAAATCCTTTGACCCCCAATCTTCTTTGATTGTCCTGGCCAAGGACGCTGCAGCTACTGTAAGCTCACCATACTTATATGCATGTGTATTTTCTATTGACATTTTTAGCTCCTCATTTTTTATTCTATATCTATTCTACCACAGTTCTCAGCAAAAGTACACCATAAAATGCACTTAATTGCATTTTTTTTTAAAGTAGTATACACTGCTGTGTGCATTCGTCAATAGTTGATGTATGGTTCTACCCTCTCCTCATCCTGGCGATTTCATATGCATCATTACTATCTTTGCGGATAGGCACCATGTTAGATTTATGTAGAGTACCAATACCAGCGATCTCATCACCAGTGTACTGATTAGCTTTACGCTTACCTGCAACACCCATGATGCGATCGCTGGTTGGCAATACATCTTCAGCTGTGGTATATGATGGGAGACTAGCTTTCCACTTCGGACCACCCTTAGTATACCCTAAAGACTTGAGGAGCTTAGCCGTTTCCTGTTCGGCTTGGCGAACAGCGGCAGTCTTTTTACGAGCTTTACGCTTACGAGTATTAATAGTGGTCATACCACGAACGAGATGCATAGTCATTTGGTATCCTCCTCAATTGTGTAGATCTATTCTACCACAGTTTTATAGAAAAGTACACCATTAATTAACGAATATGCACTAAACAATCTTTCCCCTTGTCCCCTGTGTAGTGTATAAATGTATTAGAAGCGTTGAGCGGAGCTCGATACCTCTCCCACTCTTGATCATTGAATCTAACTGGCAACTCTGTTACATCAAAATCTAACATAGCCAGCATAGTGTTGAGATAACCTTGATCATACATCTGGAATCTATGTCCGTTTGTTGGACCAAACTCTATGTTCGTATAGTAATCTCGCGTAGACTTAAATTGCTCTCTTGCTTTTAATCTACCTTGCTTAGACCACATAACAACCCCGCTGTTTATAAACTGATCTAAGGCTGGGTGTGTAGTAGACTTCTTCCATTTGAACCAATTCTGATAGTGCTGACGTATTGCATCGTGTGCTTCTACCTCGTAGTTAAACCAACCGTCTGAAAACGTTTGATTTTTTTGTGCTATGTACTTTACGAGCTCTTCATCAAGTTCTGTGATATGACGATCCATCACACCACCTACATCACCTATATCCTTTGCATAATCAAATATATTATCAGTATCATCTGCAGCATACACGTCGCAGTCTACATATAGTATGTAATCATAAACATCGAGTGTGCTATCATAAACAGGTCGCAGTGATTCAAAAAAAGGACTAGGTGAATCGATAGTTTGCTCTTCATACCACATGTATTCAACGTTGTACTTAGAGGAATATTCTTCGAAGCTACGTCTTGATACTAAAGCCCATTCAGGCACTTTGGTATACATGTATTTCTTACCGTCACCCCTTATGTAATACTGTATGATTAGATTCCGCATAGTGTCCTTTATCTTCCATCGATTCAATACGTTCTTCTAAATAATTTATTACGATTTGAAGCTTATCCCATTCAGCATGCTCCGGACCGTATAATGCTTTGATCTTTCGTATCTCACCATCGAATACGCGACAAGCCATCATACGGTCGGATGATAGGTTGGTAAACCTAGGCATTACTGATACTCAGGATCAGGAACGTTGTTGATTGCATCAACTAGTACTTGTGCTTCAGCAAGCTCATCAGCTTTTTGAGCTGCTACATTATCGTCAAGTTCTTTAAATGCACGTGTTTCACGAAGCTTATCAAGTAAGTATTGATTCTGACTGATACGAGTTTTGATCACTGCGTTGGCTGTAGCATTCTTATACTCAAGCAAAACATATGCACGATACTGCGTACCATTCTGTACAATCTTTTGTTCTTTGACTGAATAACCTGCAACATCTGCATCAGCAATCAGATTACGAGTTACTTGCTCAAAGTTATTTTGTACTTGTGCATCAAAATCGCTAGTACCTAATTTAGTTTTAAACGTTTTGAGTTGAGACCTGATACGGCTATCAACACGATCAGCAAGAGTTGTCTTGGCAGAAAGCACTGCAATATCAACTGCTAACTGAAGATCTGGCGTAACTGCAGTACCTACGGCGTACACAGCGTCATCTTCTTTTGGGATGTTAGTATACCAACTTGGCATATCGTCGAT